TACAACATGGGCGGCCGCTGAGGCCGCCCGCTCCTTGACATCCTGAGCTGCAAGACCCCACATGGGGGCGACAGGTTTCGACGTGGCAAGGATTCCTGACGCTGCAGGCACCGGCGCACGAGGGCCCGGGTCAACAACCCTAGTGACGTACAGACGCCAACGGCATCGCTTCCGCTCCGGCCCTCGCGGCCTGACGGATTGGGCTCCCCGGCGGCCTCGAAACAGAACGCTGGGAAAAACGCGGGGGAACCAGGCGTAAACTGGAACGCGCCGAAGCACTGGGCGTGAAACGCAGTGCCGCTCCCTGGGCGTTGGGACGTAAAGCTTGCGCCCTAGTCCCGCCCTGAGGACGATCAACAGAGAAGGGACAAGCCTGTAGACGCGTCCGGTTGGCGTGTTGCGGACCCGGGTTCGATTCCCGGCGCCTCCACTCATGAAAACGCAGACAGGTCCCAGGCGGGCGACAAGACCACAGGTGGGACGACCAGGCCTTGCAGGCAGGATCGCAGGAGAGATCACGGGCATGATGCTGGCCGAGGCCTTTGTCGTCGTACGGGCGGCCGGTTGCAGGCTCATCGTCAACAAACTCGACGGGGTGCCGCACCGACCAGCCTGGTCAGGCAGGGGCGACCAGCCCGTCTTCGTCGACGTCGCTCTCGGGATCGTCCGGAGGAGCTGGGCCAAGCAGCCTACCTAGCCTGCAGGAGCGTCGTACACGGGCGCTCGGATAGGTTAGGATGGGCACATGTCAGCATCCACGGAGCGGCTCCTCGAGCAGATCAAGCAGACAGAAGAGACCCTGGCGATCGCCAAGGGCGATCCAGGCGCGGCTACGACCGTGGCCCAGTGCGAGGTCGACCTGAGGCGCCTGCGCCGGGCATTGTCCAGCGCCAACGATGCCCTCACCGAGGGCAAGCAGGTCCTGAAGGGTTGACCGTGCTGACCGACTGGGAGCGCCGGGTCGCTGACCTCATGGAGCGGATCGCCGCGGCCCAAGTGGCCGGCATGGATCCCAAGCCCCTCCAGGAGCAGCTCCGGCGGTTGGCGGCCCAGGCGCCGCCGGAGAAGAGAGATGGCGCAAGCACAGCGAGTTGACCTCTACCAACCGATCGCCGCGGCCGACGGCCGTCGCCCGCCCCTAGTCATCAGGGTCGGAGTCCCGAACACGCAGTCGATCAGCGAGGGCGTCCCGATGGGCGGCTACCGCCCAGAGCAGTACGTCCTGCTGTCTGCCCTGCCCGAGGAGCTGCGCCGCCGCGTAGAGCTCGCGGTCCAGGCCCTCGTCACGGCGGTCTGAACACCGCTGCACCGCGGGTGTAGGTTCCTGCAGTGAGCTACCACGGCTACATTCCTCTCGTCAAGGCCCGCATCGCCGACCTGAACCGAAGCGTCTCCTTGTTGGAGGTGGGCGTCGACAGGGGCGTGACCCTGATCTCGCTGGCGGCCTTTCTGGTGCGCCTGCCGCACGCTTTCACGGCTGTCGGTGTCGACGTCAAGGTGCAGGAGCAGGTCGTCCTGACGCTGAACAACCTGGACTATGCCTGGAACCAGGTCGCCTTCTGCATCGAAGGAAACAGCTTGAGCGTCCTGCCGCGCATGGTCCGACAGGACCTGAAGTTCGACGTGGTCCTGCTGGACGGCGACCACAACTACCACACCGTCTTGAGGGAGCTCGAGCTGCTGGAGGGACTGGTCTCTCCCGGTGGTTGGCTGGTCTGCGATGATTACGACGGTAAGTGGTCAGAACGCGACATGTGGTACGCTGAGCGCGATGGCTATCAGGGCGTGGCCGCGGCGACCGCGAGAGTGGAGACAGAGAAGCACGGCGTCAAGGCCGCCGTCGACGAGTGGCTGGCCACGCATCCCAAGTGGGAAAAGTCAAAGCCGGTGCCGGGCGAGCCGGTGCTGCTGAGGAAGCCGACGACATGAAGAAGAGACTGTTGATGCACGCCGCTGCCCTGCCCACCTTGGCATTCATTGCTGTGGCCACCTGTGCCGTCTGCAACCAGCCCGAGGTCCCTCTGCACGGGGAGATCCTACCGGCTGCGGCCCAAGCTGAGGATCCGGAGGCGGGCACTGACGGGTTCTACGACCAGTTCGGCGATCCGGCCGACGAGGAGATGGACGCCCTGCTGGACGCAGGCCTGGCCCCGCCGGGGGAACGGGTGCTGGTGGTGGGGGACTCTGAGGCCTGCGCCGTGGGCAACTACGCCGCAGACCCGGCCTGGCGCGCGGAGGCCGGCCTGGGCCGGCCTGACGACCAGGTCAGGGTGGCCTGCAAGGCGTCGACCACTGTCGAGTACTGGGCAGACGGGAGGCTGGAACGGGCAATGGACGACTTCGACCCAGACGCGGTCGTCGTCTTCCTGGGCACCAACCATTGGGGCGCCCAGAAGGCTCCTGACGTGGAGCCCATCCTGCAGCTGCTGCTCGCCCGAGAGACCCGCTGTCTGTGGGTCGGCAACACTGCCGTCAGGGGCAAGCACTGGGCCATCAACGGCCTGCTGAAGGAGGCCGTCGAACCGACGTGTGCCTACTTCGACACCGAGGCGGCGGGCGTGGCGCTGGCCGACGGGATCCACCCGGGGCCGGCCGCGGCCCAGAGGTGGCTGAAGGACGTGTGGCGGTCGATCCCGCAGAAGGAAGAGGAGTGAACGTGGTCAAGAAGAAGTTCGATAAGAAGGGCCCGGAGGTGGAGGTCCTGCCGGGCATCACGATCCGCAAGGAGCTGATCGACGAGGCCGTCAGGGCCACGTCCGACCCAGCGAAGGCCACGCTGGCCGAGGAGGCGCGGGAGCGCGCCAAGGCGCAGAAGGTCATCCAGGACCACGAGCTGCGCGAGGACATCGAGGTCTCCAAGCAGATCACCCAGGCCATCCTGGACCAGGTCGGCAAGCCGGAGCCCGTCCAGGTCAACATCAACTCCCTGCCGCCCGAGCTGAAGCGCGTGGTCAACGCCTTCCTCAACCTGCGGGTTGCCCAAGGCGAGTACGCTGAGGCTCTGAGCGCCCTGTCGAAGTCGACGCAGGAGCCCTCCGCCCCCTTTGCCCAGCTCGCGGGCCTGTCGCAGGCGTGCCTGGTCGATGACCTGGGCCGCGCTGAGGCCGCCTGACCCTCCTGAGCCGGCCTAGTTAAGGCCGGAATGGCCGCACGAAAAAACTTCGAACCCGTCGAGGAGGACGCCTTTGGCACGCCTCCGGCCGCCCGCGGGGGCATGATGAAGGTCGCCGGGGCCTCCGACGACGACGTCGAGCCTGGCGAGGAGCTGCTTTCCGACTGCGACGGCGAGCCCGACGAGTACCGCGGCAACGACGCGGTGGGGGCGCCCTACTACCCGCGGGAGGGCACCGTGCGTGTTCGCCTGGGCGACCTGCGGAAGACCATCGCCGAGGTCATCCGGAAGACAGGCGGCAAGTACGCGCTGTACACGAAACACAAGAAGGGCGGCAAGCGCCGCAAGCTGGGCTCCGGTTCCAAGGCCGACGTCAAGCGGTAGGAGCGGGCGATCCACGCCCACGGCGGCTAAGGGGGAGACATGGCGATCATCGACAGCAGGGGCCTCGTAGACGACGGCAGCCCGAACCTCAACGTGGTCGGGTCGACGACCCTGACCAACCTCAACGTGGCCGGTGCCATCACCTCGTCGGCAGGCAGCTTTGGCATCATGTCCACTGCCGCTGCGTTTTCGGGCGGCATCAACCTGGGATCTCCCGGCACGTTCAGCCTGGTGCAGTGGCAGACGGGCTCTGCCATCAGCGCCGGCGTCACCCCAGTGTCAGGGACCACGTTGGGGGTCAACCAGCAGGGCTGGTACTACACCAGCACGACCCTGTCGTTCTCCGGTTCTGCCGGCGTCTACACCGCCTCGCTCTTCGTCAACGGCATCAAGCATGCCAACTGCCAGCGCCAGGCCACTATCAGCAACGGTCAGTCGTACCCGACGGGCATGGCCATGGTCGACCTCAACTACTACAGTGCCGGTGACCAGCTCGACATCCGAGTGTCGTCCAACAACGGCGGCGCCAACTTCCAGTTGGGCAACGGCAACTTCATCATCGTCAGGGTGACGGGCTGAGGCCACGGCGCGTCCATAGTTACGGACGTGCCGACCTTCGCCCAGACCCTGCGCCCCACTCCCTTCGGGTTCTTCGACTCCGACCCGGCCTTCCAACAGGAGGCCGACGGGATGGTCACCTTCGTCAAGCGCAAGATGGGCGACGACGTCCTCAGCGTGGAGCTGACCCAGAAGGAGATCTGGGCGTGCCTGGAGGAGGCGACCCTGGAGTACGCACGGTACGTCCAGGAGATGAAGATCGTCAGCGAGCTGGCCAACGTCCTGGGCCAGCCCACCGGCTCCACCGACCTGACCAACAAGTACCCGCAGAACACCCTCGACTTCCTGATCCGCTTGGCAGACGCCTACGCCTACCAGGCCAGCGTGGGCGGCAACTACGATGCGCAGTTGGGCTACTTCGACCTGAAGCCCGGGCAACAGGACTACAACATCTACACCATGCTGACCTCGTCCGTCGACACCACCAAGCTGGTCGTCGACACGCTGGCGACGGGGTCGGTCGGCAAGATGAGGGTCGTCGAGGTCTTCCACTTCGAGCCGCTGGCGGCCCAGACGTTCCTGCTGAACGCCAGCAACATCACCAACTTCCTGGCCACCAACTTCAACTACGAGAGCTACGTCAACAGCACCGTCTTCTACGTGCTGCCTGTCTTCGAGGACGTCCTGCGCCGCGGGATGCTGAAGGAGGCGTACCGGGTCCGGCGCTCCAACTACAGCTACCAGATCATCGGCAGCAACCTCCGCATCTTCCCGATGCCCATCACCGACATCGACATCGGACCAAACGGCGGGAGGCTCTACGTCAAGGTGGCCCCGCCCGCGGGCGTCTTCGACCCGTCTTTTCAGGACGACTCCATCTACGGCATCTCGGGCCCGGAGAACGTGCCCTTCAGCATCCTGCCTTACGGGACCATCACCGTCCCTGGTCGCCAGTGGATCCGCCAGTACACGCTGGCCTTGGCTCGGGAGCTGCTGGGCCTGACCAGGTCCAAGATCAAGACGATCCCGATCCCGAACGCTGACCTGCAGCTCAACGGCGAGGAGCTGGTGAGCCAGGGTCGGGACGACCAGGACAGGTTGGTGACCAACCTGAAGGAGTTCCTCAACCGGTTGACCAACGAGGAGCTCCTGAAGAGCCAGGCCGCCATCGCCGAGTACATGCAGAAGATGCTGCAGCTGACCCCCATGCCGCTGGGCAAGTCGATCGTGCTGGGCTGAGGAGGGCGCATGGCCAGGCTTTTCCTGACGACGAGAGAGCTGAACTTCATCAGCGACATCACCAAGGAAGTGATCAAGGACGTGGTGGGCCAGAAGGTCTACTACTACCCGATCAACGAGGCCAAGACCAAGGCCGACGACGTCTTCAACGAGGCTCCTGTCAAGGTCTTCGACCAGCCCATCGCGCTGGACGCCCTGGTCGACACCCACTTCCAGTCCGACACCAAGATCGACCAGTTCGGCATCGACGCCCAGTTCAAGATCGAGGTCTTCCTGCAGCACCGCGACCTGGTCGAGAAGGGGATCGCCCTGTCGATCGGCGACTTCTTCTCCTTCAGCGACGTCTTCTACGAGGTCACCGAGCGCGTCTTCATGCGCAACATCTACGGCCTGGCCGAGCACAAGGACGGCATTAAGCTGATCGGAACCAAGGCTCGCGAGGGACAGTTCAAGGCGCCCACCCTGGGACCGACCGACATCAGCCGGCCCGATCCCGACGCGGTGCAGTCGACCTTCCACCAGCAACGCGGCCAGGCCGTCAACGCGGAGGGCCCGACGGGAGACGTCCGGGCCCTGCAGAGCCCCGCCGTGGTGGGCCCGCCCATCACCGGTGCCAAGGAGGTGTCGCCGCGAGGCGACAAGGACGGGTCCAGTACTTCTGCGTTCTTTGATGAGGACTGAGGGACCATGACGACTCGCTACACGGCACGAGCGCGCTCCAGGTTCGGGGTCCCCGGCCTGCCGTCGGGATACCAGGGCAAGTCGGCGCCTGACATCACGATCCCGTCTGTCGGCATCAGCGACGTCGACAGGGCACTGTTCACCCTGTTCGACTCGGGCATCAACATGGTCGTCGGCGGGGACGGGACAGAGTCAAAGAAGGTGCCTGTCGTCTTCTACGCAGGCGAGAAGTGGTCGCTCAACAAGAAGCTGCGGGCCCTGCACGACAGGAACGGCTCGCTGATCCTGCCGCTGGTGACGGCAGTCCGGACCAGCGTGGTCCAGGACCCGACCCTCGACGTGACTGGGCGTGGGATCAACCAGCAGACGGGCGAGATCGTCATCCACCGCCGGCTAGACAAATCGGACCGCGGGTACCAGAACCTCATCAATCGACTTTTCCTGAGGCACCAGTCGAACCTGGGGGTGCCCCCAGGGGCCGCCGACCCCAACCAGCTGACGACCCTGCGGGAGGTGGGCGAGCTGGAGTCAGACCCAGTCGTCCAGCAGGGCGGCCTGCTGGCCGGCAACCGGCTCGACAACGTCTTTGAGACCATCGTGGTGCCGGCCCCGCAGTTCTTCACAGCCACCTACGACGTGGTCCTGTGGGCACAGTACACCGCGCACATGAACCAGATGCTGGAGGCCCTGCTGGGGTCCTTCCTGCCGCAGGGCAACGCCTGGCGCCTGGACACCGACAAGGGCTACTGGTTCATGGCCACCGTCGACAGCAACCAGTACAGCGCTGACCTCAACGCTGACGACTACTCTCAGGCAGAGAGGAACATCAAGTACCGCTTCACGGTCAAGGTCCCCGGCTACGCCTTCGCGCCTGCCGTCCCAGGAGCGCCCATTCCCATCAAGCGATACGTCAGCTCGCCGACCATCTCCTTCCAGGCCGGCATCCAGGGTGACATCCAGCTGGTTGGCTCCGGCGAGGTGGTGGAGCCCTTCCTGGGGGCGGACGACCCGACACTGCCCCTGGCCGACGGCAGCGATGGGCCCTCTCGCAGGGCAGACCAGCGGCGGGTCAATGGCACCCGGCTCTACCCGCACCCTGACGATGTGGTCCCGCAGGATCCTGCCTTGAAGAACGTCCGCCGTGGTTCACAGCTGACAACGTTTCAAAAGGTGACAGGCATTGACAGGAACGGAGGAACCGTCACCAGGCTGGTGCGCGTCGTGGGCCGCAACCGCTTCACGGGTGAGACGGTGCTGGCGGGCGCTGACCTCGGCGGCCTAACTATCGTCCTCGCTGAAGACTGAGGGTCACGCGGGTCTTTGGGACCGCACCTGGATAGTTATGCCAGCGATACACGCTAGAGGAGCACCCTAATGGCCCAGCAGACTTTCAGGTCGCCGAACTTCTTCGATCGAGAGATCGATCTGTCTGCGCCCGCCCCCGTTGGGCCGGCCGGCGTCCCTGCAGGCATCATCGGCACCGCCAACCGCGGCCCCGCCTTCATCCCGGTCACGGTGGGCAACTGGGATCAGTTCGTCGCCCAGTTCGGCGACCTCGACCCCAAGCGCTTCGGGCCCTACGCGGCCAACGCCTACCTCGCCAACCGCCAGGCCCTGACCTTCCTGCGTGTCCTGGGCGCGGGCGCCAACGCGACTGCCACCGACGTCGCGCGGACACAGGAGACGGGCGAGGTCGTCAGCGCCGGCTTCCACCTGGACGGCGACTCGACGACCGTCCTTTCGGCCTCAGGAGGCGGCAAGGTGGTCTCCGGCGGCGACCCCTACGGTCGCTACGACCACTGCGTCCAGTTCCTGGTCGCCCAGCACACCAAGCAGGCGGCCGAGGCCTTCGGCCAGGCCGACTTCACCGACAACGACTCCTTCCACAACGCGACCGTCAACCTGGTCCGCGGCGTGGTGCTGCTAGCCTCGGGCACCAAGATGATGGTGGCTGACTACAACCGCAGCCTGACGGGCGGCGCCGTCAACTCGCTGAGCGATGCGGGCCTGGCAGACGCTGCCGGCAACTTCAAGCTGATCTTCTCTTCGACCCTGGGCAACTCCTACTACAACCAGGACGGCAACCCGGGCGTCCACATCGTGACGGCCTCCCTCAACCCGAGCGCCAAGGACTACTTCGGCAAGGTCCTCAACACCGACCCTGACAAGTTCGACTCGGCCCTCCACCTGCTGTACTCCGACTTCGCGGTGGACGATGAGATCGCAACGGCCGCCAACAACTATGTGGCCGTGGTCTCGGGCACCAACAACGTCAGCACCACCTCGGGCGACAACACCCTGGTCTACCGCAAGGCCTTCGGCGCGTTCAACACCCGCTACAAGACGCCGACCACCAGCTTCTTCATCAGCCAGCCCTTCGGCGCGACAGAGTACGACCTCTTCAGGATCGAGGCCCTGGACGACGGCGCGTACGCCAACAACCTGTTCAAGGTGTCGATCGTCAACCTGAAGGCCTCTCTCGATGCCGCCAACAAGTACGGCACCTTCGCGGTCCAGATCAGGGCCTGGGACGACAACGACACCAGCCCGAACGTACTGGAGCAGTTCAACAACTGCACCCTCGACCCGACCAAGCCCAACTACGTGGCGCAGGTCATCGGCGATCGCAAGCTGTACTACAACTTCGACGCCACGGATCCCAACGAACGGCGCGTCGTCGCCAGCGGCAAGTACGCCAACCAGTCGGCCTACGTCCGGGTGGTGATGAACGAGCAGGTCAACCGGGGACAGGTCCCGGCACAGTGCCTGCCTTTCGGCTTCCGCGGCCCTGCGGTCCTGAAGACCAACGACTCGCTGACCGACGCCGCCCAGGTCGGCAGCGTGGTCCGCATCTCCGGCGTGGTGACCGGCTCGGCGCAGGCCCTGTCGGGTGCCATCGTCCCACCGGTTCCCTTCCGGTCGAAGGTGACGAAGGGGCAGCGCCCGACGACCGCGGCCTGGTTCGGCGAGCCCGGCATCACCGAGCTGGCGATCCCGCTGTACTACTGGGGCGTCAAGTTCGAGCGAAACGACATCCCGCTGGACCCGAACCTGGAGACGGCGCCCAACGGCCTGCTGAGCGCCTTGACCCAGTTCCAGGGGCTGTCGCTCCTCGACACGGTGGTCACCGGGGCGGGAGCTGATCGCCTCAACGACAACAAGTTCACGCTGGCCAAGGTCGCCTTCTCCAACACCTCGATCAACGACCTGACGGCCTCCGTCGACGCGCACATGCGCGAGGCGGCCTACGTCCGCAACGGCGTGGTCGACACGACCCAGTACACTGTCAACGACGGGGTGCTGGGCAACCGCATCACCTTCGCCACCCTGCTGGGCAAGGCTCCGGCCTCGACCTTCAACCGCTTCAACCCGTACCTGAAGTTCAGCACCTTCGTCGCCGGCGGCTTCGACGGCGTCAACTTCCTGGACTCTGACTCGCGCCGGATGAACGACAGGGCCTCGAGCTTCGACGCCGATGCTGCCCCCGGCTTCGTGCCCGCCGGCTTCTCGCAGAACCAGACAGGCACGGGGCAGTCCAACGCGACGGTCGCCTCCTACGTGGCCGGTGTCAACATCATGACCGACCCGATGAGGGCCAATCACAACCTGCTGGCCATCCCAGGCATCCGTGAGCCCTTCATCACCGACTACACCGGGCAGAAGGTCCGGGACTACGGCCTGGCCTACTACGTGATGGACGTCGAGAAGTACGACGAGTCGATCAACCGCCTGTTCGACGACTCGACGACCAAGCCAGACGTCAACCAGACGTCCAGGCAGTTCGACAGCCGGGCCCTCGACAACAACTACGCGGGGACCTACTTCCCGGACATCTTCATCGACGACAAGACCAACCGACGCCGCGTCAAGGTGCCGGCCTCGGTCGCCGCCCTGGGCGCCCTGGGCTTCAACGACCGGGTGGGCTACCCGTGGTTCGCCCCCGCCGGCTTCAACCGCGCGGCCCTCGACTTCGTCACCAACGTGGAGGTGCGGCTGACCTCGTCCGACAGGGACACCCTGTACGACTCGAGGATCAACCCCATCGCCACCTTCCCGCGCCAGGGCTTCGTGGTCTGGGGCCAGAAGACGCTGCAGGTCAAGAACTCGGCCCTCAACCGCGTCAACGTCCGCCGAATGCTGGTCGAGGTCAAGCGCATCATCAAGAACATCGCCCTGCAGCTGGAGTTCGAGCAGAACACTCCCGCGGTCTGGGCGACCTTCACCGCCCAGGCCTCGCTGCAGCTGGGCCTCATCCAGTCGCAGCAGGGCATCGAGGCCTTCCAGGTCGTGATGAACGAGACGAACAACACGCAGGCCGACGTCGACCAGAACAAGCTGAACGGCAGGATCGTGGTGGTCCCGACCCGCGCGATCGAGTTCATCGCCGTCGACTTCATCATCACCAACAGCGGCGTGCAGTTCGTCTGAGGGCCTCTCCCTGCGAAAGACGACGGGGCGCGATAGTTAGACACGAGGACAGGCATGCCACAGCTCAAGTTCGGCGCAGCAGGGGTTTCAGCGACGGAGATCGACCTCTCCGGTCCCGTGGCCCAGCAGCCGGTCGGCGTCCCGGCCGGCATCATCGGCACCGCGGTGAAGGGGCCGGCCTACGTCCCGGTGACGGTCGGCCTCTTCTCTGACTTCACCGCCAAGTTCGGCCCGACCGACGGCATCAAGTTCGGCCCGCTGGCAGCCTCAGAGTGGCTGCGCAACGCCCAGGCCCTGACGTACCTCAGGGTCCTGGGCATCGGTGACGGCAACCAGCGCAACACCCAGACGGGCGACGTCAACCACGCCGGCTTCACGGTCGGCGAGAAGGAGCCCAGTGCCAACAACTCGGGCATCCTGAGCCCCAACCCGTTCGCCAACTCCGGCGGCGCGGCGGGGCGGACGTACTTCCTGGGCTGCTTCATGTCAGAGTCGGCGGGTTCCACCGTCTTCTCTTCGGCCGGCCTGCAGAGCGGCTCATCCGCGCAGCCCATCCTCAGGGGCGTGCTGATGGCGGCCAGCGGCGTGGTGCTGACCCTGTCGTCCTCGACAGCGACCAGCCTCAAGCCCGGGACCAACGCTGTGGCCTCTGACGGCAACGGCGCCTCCTTGGGCGCCGTCAACCTGCTGCAGGGAGGCATCGCCAAGCAGGACTTCGTCCTGCTGCTGAACGGCCACCAGGGGCTCGATCCGCTGTACCCCAACGTGGTGACGGCCTCGTTCGACGTCACCTCTCCCAACTACTTCGCCAACGTCCTCAACGCGGACCCGACCAAGCTGCAGCAGGCCGGCCACGTGGTCTACGCTTCCTGGGACATCTACCCGGCGACGGCCGTCGTCACCGGCTCGGGCATCATCGCGGCCGTCAGCGGCTCGGGTGCCTCGACGGCCTCCCCCGCGGGAGCAGAGCCCGCTGCCTTCCTGCTGACGGGCTCCACGGCCCGCGACCTCGGCTCGGCGACGGCCCCTGACTTCGAGGACTTCCGCGACAGGTTCAGCGAGGCCGCCAGCCCGTGGGTGGTGTCGCAGCCCTTCGGCGGCAAGCCCCACAACCTGTTCAAGGTCCACGCCCTGGACGCCGGCGCTGGCGTGTCGACGCTGTACAAGCTGTCGATCGAGAACATCGCCCCGTCGACGGACCCGGCCAACCAGTACCCGGCCTTCGACCTGACGGTCCGACAGTGGTCCGACAACGACGCTGCCCCCGTCTACCTGGAGCAGTGGAGGGGCCTGAGCCTCAACCCGAGCGACGACCAGTACATCGCCAAGGTCATCGGCGACCAGCACGCCTACTTCGACTTCGACCGCGGCCCGACCGCCCAGAAGCTCGCGGTGGACGGCAACTACGCCAACGCCTCGAACTACATCAGGATCGAGATGGACCCGAGCGTGGACAGCCAGGAGGTCGACCCGACGGCCATGCCTGTCGGCCTGCGCGGGCCGTCGCACCTGATGACGGCGGGCACCGACCCGCTGGCGCGCCCGGCCGGGACGGCCGGCGTCATCGACGGCTCCTGCTGGACCCGGGTCAAGCAGCCCCCGGTGCCGATGCGGCAGAACATCACGCAGGGCTCCGGCGCGAAGATCCAGGTCAACCCGCTGCTCTACTGGGGCTACCAGTTCGAGCACGTCACCAGCCTGGCGATCCCCAACCTGTCGACCCTGCACAACGAGTCGCTGGACGCCTTCGCCCAGTTCTTCCCGATGCACCGGATCGACGTCCAGGACTTCGCCACCCCCGACAACGCCGGGACTCCGTCGACGTCGGCCAACGGCGTCATCGACAACGACCTCTTCAACACCAACGCGTTCTCCCTGATGAACGTCCAGGTGGTGACAGGCTCGTCGGGCCTGGCTGACCCCAACCAGTGGGTCAACGCGGCCTACTTCCGCGGGGGCAACATCGCGGCCAACGATGCCAACAAGACGCGCGCCCTGGATCCGGACGACTTCATCCAGGCCAACCGCCGCTTCCTGAAGTGGACCTTCTTCATGCAGGGCGGTTTCGACGGGACCAACGTCTTCGACCAGGACGAGGCGCGCCTCGACAACGCTGCCGTCGAGGGCGACATGACGGACCCGAACCGCGGCTCCAACAACGGCGCCACGGTGTCAGCCTACAACAAGGCCCTGCAGATCATGGGCGAGCTGACGAACACCGACCTGCAGCTGCTGGCCATCCCCGGCATCAGGCACCCGGTCGTCACCGACGCGGCCCTGGCCGCCGTCGAGAACCGGTTCGATGCCCTGTACCTGATGGACATCGAGCAGTACGACACCAACGACGAGCTGGTGACGGACCCCTCGCAGACGCCGTCCGTCACCTTCACGGCTCAGAACTTCGCGGAGAGGGCCGTCGACAGCAGCTTCGGCGCAGCGTACTTCCCAGACGTGGTGATGCCCGACCCGACGACGGCCACCAACGTGGTGGTGCCTCCCTCCGTCCCGGTCCTGGGGGCGATGGCCCTCAACGACAAGGTGGGCCACCCGTGGTTCGCCCCCGCCGGCTTCACCCGCGGCGCACTGCAGACGACCCTCGAGGCGACCGTCCAGCTGTCGAAGCCCAACATGGACGTCCTCTACGACGTCGACATCAACCCGCTGGTAGCCTTCCCGGGCAACGCCTCGGGCGGCACCAACCCGAAGGGCGGCGTGGTGGTCTGGGGCCAGAAGACGCTGCAGCAGGCTGCCAGCGCCTTGGACAGGGTCAACGTCCGGCGCCTTCTGATCGAGATCCGCCGGCAGGTCCGCGACATCGCCCTCAACATCATGTTCGAGCCCAACCGCGAGGCGACGCTGGCCAAGTTCTCGGCCGCCGTCACCCCGCGCCTGCAGAGGATCCAGGCCCAGGCAGGCCTGGAACGCTTCAAGGTCGTCATCGACTCGTCGACCACGACACAGCAGGACATCGAGAACAACACCATCCGCGGCAAGATCTTCGTCCAGCCGACCAAGTCGATCGAGTTCGTCTCCCTCGACTTCGTGGTGACGAACAACATCAACCAGGCCATCCCGTGATGAGCTGAGCGGGCGAGGGAAGAACAGTGAAGATCACGAGGTCTCAGCTCACTGAGCTGATCAAGGACGAAATGGTCCACCGCCTCCGGCAGGAGGGCAAGGTGACCAGGATGACCGAGGCGCAGCTGCGCCTGCTGGTCGAGGAAGAGCTGTCGCAGGCCAGCATCGGCCAGCCCGGAGCCCAGGGCCTGCGAGGGGCTGCAGCCATCAAGAAGCTGCGGGACCACCTCGCCGGGGCCAAGGACGCCGTCAGCGAGCTGTACCAGGCCTCGACGAGCTCGAAGGCGTCGGACCAGGCGCAGACCCTGCTGCAGGGGCTTAACCGCATGATCGGCGCCCTGGACAGCATGCCGGAGCTGGCGGCCAGCAAGTCGACGCCGCCGCCCCCGCCCTCTCAACCCGCGAAGACCAAGAAGAAGGGCGGCTGGCGCGACCTCTTTGGCGGGTCAGGAGCCTGAAGTGCGCACCATGAGGAAACGAGTCGTCAGGTTGAACGAGGCCCAACTGCGGGCCGTCATCAGCGAGATGATGGGCGCGCCGCCGGACGATGACTGGCACCGGCTCGACGATGCCCTGGCCGCCGTCAAGCGTTCAGTCCAGGGCCTGCAAGGGGCCGTCGCAGCTGGTCCCCACGGTCCGAGCCAGGCAGAGCTCCCGCAGATCGCGCAGCGCTCTGCCCGCACCGTCGAGCAGCTGCTGGCAGTCATCAACCGCATTGCTGCCGGTGGTGGCAGGGCGGGAGCCTGACGAATACCTAAAGACATTCGGTGACAGGAGACACAGATGGCTGAGACACTTGACGTCACGTCGATGCTGCCCAACAAGTTCGAGCCCAAGCGCAAGAACCGATGGATCCTCATGATCGAGGGCATCGACGCCTACATCATCAAGACGACGGCGCGCCCGACCGTGACGACCGAGGAGGTCGAGGTGCCCTTCATCAACAGCCGCCGCTACCTGGCCGGCCTGACGAAGTTCAACACCATCGCCGTCACCCTGCACGACCCGATCGCCCCCTCGGGCGCCCAGCAGATCATGGAGTGGATCCGGCTCCACTTCGAGTCGGTCTCGGGCCGCTCGGGCTACGCGGACTTCTACAAGCGCGACGTCCAGCTGAAGCTGCTGGACCCTGTCGGCACCGTCGTCGAGCTATGGGACATCAAGGGCGCCTTCATCACTGAGGCGAACTTCGGCGAGCTGACCTACGAGGACGGCGGCGCCGCCGAGATCTCGCTGACCCTGCGCTTCGACAACGCGGTCCTGCAGTTCTGATCGCAGTCGCTCACCCCACCGGTGCGTCGAGGGCCCCCGCCGGGGCCTTCGGGCATTTCGGGCCTGTGAACGCCGGCCTCTGCGTGGCCTACCATGGGCCTGCATGCTCAAGATTTACGTCAACGTCAACAAGCAGGACGTCACCCTGACGTACTCCGTCGGGCAGCAGTTCCCAAAGGTCGAGGGGCGCCTGATCCAGGTGGAGGCCAGCGGCAAGGAGCTGGCGGCCTTCCTGGCCAAGAGCGAGACCCCTGTCAACGTGGTCGACGGCATGGCCCTGACCTGGAGCGGCAAGGGCGCGGGTCGGGCCCTGCGGGCCATGCGAGAGATCTTCGACGCATAGTTAGGGAGCATGACCATCAGGCTGACGTTCGGGCGGCTGCGGCGCATGCTCGCCGAGGCGATGAGCGACGACCAGGCCCGCCGCCGCGAGCTGCGCCACGACCCGCAGTCCATGGACGTGGAGGATGCGCTCGATGAGTTCATGTCGATGCTTGGGCCCGAGGTGAGCGTCGAGCAGCAAAGCGTCAACTCTGTCAAGGTGTCGATGACGGGCCCGGGCGCCAGGCAGGAGCTGGAGGACGAGGTCAGCTATGTCCTCGTCGATGAGCTCGGCTACACGTACGACGGCGTAGACGGCCTGTACCGCCGAGTCAACCTCGTCATCGAGACCTTTCGTGATCCTGCCCACGGCTCGAGCGATGACTTCGGGCTAGAACTCCAGTTTGTCGATGACAGCCCGGGAGACGCGCCAGTCGAAATCGACGCTGCCACGCTGGCCGCGATCTCTCCTGCGGCCTGGAACGCGCTGGAGAAGGGATGCAGCGAAGACGAGTGCGATCCCGAGGAGAAGGTCTTCTGGACCGTCTCCAGCCCGAACGACACCAACGAGGCCGAGCTCCGGCCCTGGCTGAAGAGAGACTGGGAAAAGCTCGTCGTCAGTCGCGGGGGCCAGGACGTCGTCCTCTTCTACGGCGACGCTGTCGATGACGAGAGTGGAAACATGTGGGTGGAGGCCGACCAAGAGTGGGCCAACTACGTGTTCTGAGCTGGTTCCGGGGCTAGTTACCCCGCATGACGGTCAGGTTGACGATGCGCCGCCTCCGCTCCTTCATCCGCGAGGCCTGGCCCGAGGAATCGTGGTACGAGGACCCTGATGCGGACCTCGACGCCCAGGCCATGAATGCCCGGGTGGAGGAAGATTACGGTGCCCTATGGGGCGACATCAGGGCAGGCGATGTCATCTCGTTCTCTCCGATCGTCAGCATCGGTTCTGCGTTCGCGGCCGCTCTCGATGACTTCCCGCCGGCGGTCTCAGGCGAGGTGGAGGGGGTCAAGAACGGGGCTATCAGCTTCAAGAAACCGATCGTGCTTCCGCAGTACGACGTCAAGTGGAGCGACTTCGGCAAGGGCAAGCACTCCAGGTCAGAGCGATACTTTCACGTACCCGGAGAGTGGTATGGCACCGCAGAGCCCACCGAGTACCTGGCCGCGTGCCGCCGGTCAGCGCTCGACGATGTTCGACATGTCAAGAACTCTGAAGCAGAGGGCTACTACGACTACGAAGGATCGCCTGACGTGGAAGCCTTGCTTTCCAGTCGCAAGCGTGCCATTGTCCGCATCGACAGGGCCCTGAACGACGAGGTGCTCCTGGCAGACGTCCAGGACAGGATCGACAGCTTTCGCTTCATTGAGTTCGTCTCTCGGGGCGCTCGTCGCGAGAAGCTGGCCGACGTCAAAGGCCTGAAGAAGGCCGACCTGATCGCGTACGTCATCGCGGTGCTAGGCCAGTTGGGTAAGGACGACATCCTCAGGATCGTCGCTCGTCTGGAGGACAAGCCCTACATGCGGAACTCGAACGGCTCCTACTTCACAGGTCAGAACCCGGGCCCCTACGGCAAGCCCGGCATCGTCGATGACGTCATCGTCAAGGCCGGCAAGGGACCACGAGGGGCGATCCTCTACGACTTGACCGACAAGGGACGCGGCATGGCACAGCGCGCGCTGGCTCGCTTGGGCGAGGAACCCGCTCGAGCCGCTGATGCCGAGACGCGGTAGCTTGGGCCTGGTTGGGCCCTCACAGGAGGCCCACGGAATAATCGCGGGCCCTGGGACGGTGGGGCTAACCTGGCCCACCTGCCATTAACTGCCTCACGTGGGCAGCCATAGTTATCTCACATGAGGACGACGCTTGGCCGGCTGCGGCGCATCATCGAATCAGAGTTCGAAGAACCGGGCGAGGAAGCAGGGGAGGAGCCGGAGTGCCAGAGCGTCGAAGATCGCTGCAACGCTGTCTGCCGCGGCCGCCCGCCATTTCGCCTCCGCGATTTCCCCTTCGAAGTTGAGGAGAGGTTCGAGGAGTGGCAGGAGAACACACCCTACGCTTACGATCGGGATGAGAGGCTGTTCTACGTGGACGACGCCACTGGCCTCATCATCGGCTTTGACATGGTCGACAACAATTTCTTCGCAACGTACTGGCCCGACGAAGACGTGTGGAAGGACTTCAGGTTCCGGGCCTACGTAGACATGCCCAGGCAGTAGGCTGCTCGAATGTGGGGCGCGCCGCGCGGTCCGCCGACATTTACGCTCCGGAGCGACCCAGTACCTTTTGCTCCGAGAGAAGAACACATGGCAGACGAGCGCGAGCAGCGAAACCAGGTCTTCGGCAGCGTGCCTTCCCCGGCCGGCATCCAGACGACGACGGCGGCGGCCCAGGCCAAGGGCGACTTCGGCCTGGAGATCCCGGTCGAGACGGTGCCCCTGCCTTCCGCGGGCCGGGTCTACCCCAAGACGATGGAGTCGCTCCACGGCCGCGAGACCGTCGAGATCCGGTCGATGACGGCGCGGGAGGAGGACATCCTGACGAGCCGGGCCTTGCTGAAGAAGGGCACCGTCATCACTGAGCTGATCAGGTCGTGCCTGACCGACAAGACGGTCAACCCGGTCGACCTGCTGACAGGCGACCGCAATGCCCTGATGGTCGCCATCCGGATCACCGGCTACGGCGAGGACTACGACGTCGAGCTCGAGTGCAACGAGTGCCAGACGAAGGCCAACCGTACCTTCAACCTGGGCCAGCTGCCCATCAAGCGCCTGGAGATCTCTCCCGTCGAGGAAGGCAGCAACCTCTTCGAGTTCGTCCTGCCCCGGACCAAGAAGGTGGTCCGGTTCCGGTTCCTGACGGGCCGCGACGAGGAGGAGATCCTGGCTGCCGCCGACCGGCAGAAGAAGCTGGGCCTGATGCAGGGCGAGACCAACGTGACGACCAACCTGCTGTACAGCATCGTCTCCGTCGACGGCGTCGGGGACCGCGGCAAGCTGGCCAACTTCGTCAGGATGATGCCGGCGATGGACGCCAAGGCCCTGCGGGAGTACATGCGCAGCAACGAGCCGGGCATGGTGATGAGGCAGGAGGTGTCGTGTCCTCACTGCGGCCACGCGGAGGAGGTGTCGATGCCGATCGGCGTCTCGTTTCTTTGGCCTTCAGCCGGCTGACAAGGAGCAGCTGATCCTGGAGCCGGCCTTCCTCCTGATGTACTACGCCGGTTTCACGTACCGGGAGACGTACTCCCTGCCCGTGCCTTACAAGCGGTGGTTCATCGACCGCCTGGTCAAGGAGCTCAACAAGGGCAAGGACGACCCGAACCAGGCCTCTGCCAACCGGGCCCTGCACGCCAATTCCCCCGAGGTGCGCCAGATGCAGGGCATGGCCCGGGCCCAGACGCCGGCTCGACTCCGCCGGTTCACGTAGCAGCATACTTACCGGCATGGTCACCGGTCCCATCAACGAGCTGAAGCTCAACCTCCTGGGCAAGATCTTCTTCGCGGCCTGTGGGGCCTGGCTGGTGGGCAAGTCCACCAACCTGAAGATCCGCGGTTCACAGGAGGAGGTCGACGCCGTCGCCAACGCCATGATGGCCTCGCGCCGGTTCCACGAGGAGTTGTCACGGCCGGGCGCCACCGTCGAGTCGGTGATGCAGCACCTGGGTCTGAAGCACGCCTCGGCCCGCGAGTTCGAGCGGATCTTGGGCGTCCCCTGGCCGCTCTGAGATACGTCTCCCCAGGAGACCGGTGAATGGCGACGCAGGACCTCTCTGAACAGCTTAGCCTGACTGCCAAGCTCGCGGCGGCCCAGGAGCGGATGGCGGCCGCGGCCGAGCGCCTGTCTGACAGCTACGACGGGCAGATCGCTGCCGTCCAGAAGCTGGCAGAGGCCTTCAATGCCATCAACGCGCAGGGGGCCGTCCAGGGCATTGAGGTCCTCAACAAGACGCTGAAGGACACTGCCAGCCAGATGCAGGAGACCGGGAGGATCTCCGAGTCGACGTTCCGCAGCCTCAACAAGAAGCTGGAGGAGTCGGGCAAGGCCTTCGCCACCAAGTTCCCGAAATCGGTGGCGATCGCGACGGCGGCCCTGACCGGCCTGCGGCAGGGCGTCTCCAACGTGGTTGCCCTGGGCAAGGGCTTCGCCGGCTTCGCCGGCGGCGTGGTCGACGGCCTGGCCAACATCACGGCCAGCATCATCGCCATCCCGCTGAAGATCTTCCAGGGCCTGGTCGACATGGCCGCGAGGGCCGCCCACGGCAGCACTGAACTGATGCAGGCCCTGGAGGACCTACGCAAGCAGTTCGGCGCCTTCTACGCGCCCACCAACAAGGCCATCATCGGCACCTCCAAGTCGTTGAAGGGCTTCGAGGCCACCGGCCTGTCTGCCTTCCGCGTCTTCGGCAACATGGCCATGCGCCTCAACTACATGCGGGAGATGGCGACCGAGATGGGCGCCGCCTTCAACCTCCTGCGCAAGGAGTTCGAGGACAACGGCGGAGCGGTGCTGGCCTACCGCAAGGGCCTGGGCCTGACGGCCGAGCAGATGAAGGCCGTCTCGCAGCGCTCTGACATGATGGGCGTCAAGTCGACCAAGACGCTGAAGGACATGACCAAGCTGTCGTACGGCCTGGCCGACGCCTTCGGCCTGGACGCCAAGGTCATCTCGCGCGAGGTGGGCGAGGCCATGAAGGACATGGGCCACTTCGGCACCACGACCGTCAAGAGCCTGACAGAGAGCGTCACCTATGCGCACCGCTTCGGCCTGGAGCTGAAGGACATCGCCGGCGTCCTCGACAAGTACCTGTCGTTCGACGACGCGGCGGAGGGCGCGGCCAACCTGTCGCAGGCCTTCGGGGCCAACATCGACAGCTTCGCCCTGATGAAGGCCTCGGCCGAGGGCGACGTGGCCAAGTCCGTCGAGATCCTGCGGAAGTCGTTCAAGGACGCCGGGGTCGACGCGACCCAGTTCACGGCCGTCGACCGCAAGCTGATCGCCTCCAACACCGGCCTGTCGGACGCTGCCATCCAGGCCGCCTTCTCCCTGAAGAAGCAGGGCCTGAGCCTGGATCAGGTCCAGAAGGCGGGCGACAAGGCCGCCAAGAAGACGATGACGCAGGAAGAGGCGATGTCGAAGCTCGCCGACGCCATCGAACGCATCGTCATGTCAGGCATGGGCCAGCGGGGCGGGTTCTGGGACCAGTGGTTCGCCGGAATCCAGGCCGGCATCCAGTCGTCGGGAGAGTTCCTGGGCCTGATGCGCAACATCCAGATGGCGCTCCGGCAGACGTACATGATCGGCATCAAGCTGGGGCGTGACCTCGTCAAGATCGTTCCCGGCTTTAGCGAGCTGCTGGGCGGGCTGCGCGACTTCTTCAAGCCTGCCAGCTTCGGCAAGATGTTCCAGAACATCTCCGACACCATCCGGCGGTACTTTGACCCGAAGAGCGCTGACAAGGGCAGCGTGCCCAAGCTGTTCGAGGGCCTGAAGAAGGCCGTCGTCGACATGTTCACCCGCGAGGGGACCGCGGGCAAGAAGATCCTGGAGGGCTTCAAGGAGTTCTTCGGCATGATGTCGAAGACGGTGGCCGAGTCCATCAAGTGGATGTCTGACCGCCTGGCCGAAGGCGTCAGCTACATGGTCGACCTGCTGACCGGCAAGCAGAAGCTCGACCTGTCGGGGGCCGCTGCCGGCGGCAAGGGCGCCCTGGGCTTCCTGCTGAAGATCGTGCAGCCCCTGGGGGAGGCCTTGAAGCACGCGTGGACCGTCCTCAAGGACCCGCTGAAGCAGCTGGTGTCGACCTTGCTCGACAAGCTGGTGGAGCTCCTGAAGAGCGACGCTGTCGTCAGCCGGCTGAAGCCGGCCCTGGGCGGGCTGGCGGCCGTGCTGTTCGGGCCCGCCTTCACCAGGTCGATCGTGGCCGCCCTGACGACCAGCATCGCCAAGGGCGCCATCTCGGCCCTGTCGGGCGGGTCAGGCAAGAAGGCGTACGGCGACCTCGTCAGCAAGGCAGGCGAGGCAGCCGAGGCCGCCCGCAAGGTGCCGGCAGGAGGCGCTGAGGACCTCAACAAGGTGGGCGAGGTCAACAAGGCCGCGGGCAAGGCGGTCGACCAGGGCCGCGGGTGGGGCGTCAAGGACGCGGTCGCCTTGGGCCTGAAGCTGGTCGCCATCGCCACGGCCCTGTCGGTGGGCGGCATCGAGATGTCGCTGGCCTTCGTGGCCATGAAGAAGATCCTCGACGCGGGCGGCATCAAGGACGCCAAGGACGTGGTCCCGTCGATGGCCGTCCTGGGCGCCATGGTCCTGGCCGCGGTGCCCCTGTCGCTCGCCCTGCGCATTGCCTCCCAGGTGGGCAGCATCAAGGACGTCCTGCTGGGCGGCCTGATCATCACCGCCGCGGTCGCCATCGTGGGCACGGTGGGGGCCGGGATCGCCTCCATGCTGAAGAAGGTGGGCAGCCCGTCCGAGCTGGGCGCCGCCGGCACCCTGATGGCCAAGATGTCGGGCGTCTTCCTGGCAATGATTCCGCTGATCGCGGCGTCCATCGCCATCGGCGCCCTGGCCACGGGCCCACAGGCCGCGGTCCTGCTGCTGGCGGCTGTCGGCATCGGCGTCATCGGCCTGGCCGTCGCCGAGATCGGAGCCGTGTCGGTGGGCATCGTCAAGGCCCTGGCGGCCCTGAAGATCGATGCGGACTTCCAGCGCAAGATCGACGCCTTCCTCAGCATCATGAAGGCGATCCAGGCCTTCGCTGACACCCTGGTCAGGGTCATCGGCATGATGCAGCCCTCGTTCACGGAGCTGCTGAGCGGCAAGGCTGAGAAGTTCTCCGACAAGATCAACGCGGCCAAGAACCTTGTCGCCGAGATGGTGGGCGCTCGAGGCGGCGGCCGCGGCCTGATCGGCCTGGTCGAGGTCGTCCTCGATGCCCTGAAGCAGCTCAACATCGGCCGCGACCTGGCCGAGAAGGCGGGCGTCTTCTCGGGCATCATGCAGGCGGTCGCGGGCGTGCTGACGGCCATGACCCCGCCGCCCGCCTTCTACGAGGCAGGCAGCAGCTTCTTGGTGCAGTTGGGCGGCGGCAAGCCCTTCACTGACCTGGCCACCGACGTCGCCTACTACATGACGCAGATGCGCGACGGCATGCTGACCATGATCCTGGGCGACAAGCAGGGCCGCGGCGGCATCATCGACATCATCCAGAAGCTGGGCGCCATCAAGCTGCCCGACACCAAGGCCGCAGAGTCGGTGGCCGGCCTATTGGGCGCCATCAGCAACGTGATGCGGGCCATCACCCCGTCGGGCGACACCCTGAAGGCCTTCCAGACGACGGCCCAGGGCGCCCTGCTCGCCGTTGGGCCGCTGAAGCTGGGCGCCACCAGCGTGTCGTCGATCGACGCCGACCAGCTGGGCAAGGCGTTCGACGCAATGGGCGAGCAGCTGGGCAAGCTGCTGCCTGTCCTGACGACTGGCGTCCTGTCCAGCGTCCTGGCACAGACCAAGGACCTGTCGCCCGACCAGCTGGAGCGCCTGAAGGTCGCCGCCGAGGTGCTGAAGACGGCCGTCGACGCAGGACGGCTGATCTCTGAGTCGTTCAAAGGCGGCGAACAGGCGGTGACCGTCAATGCCGGGTCCATCGAGCGGCTGACGTCAGTCCTGCCCGGGGCCTTCGACGCGGTCGTTGGCCTGCAGAAGCAGATCGGCGAGGGCATCAGTGCGGCCTCCTTGAAGGCCTTCGGCCGCAACATGACTGACCTCAGCAGCGTCATCCGGGGCGACGAGCAGGGCAAGAGCGGCATCGTGGGCGCCCTGCAGGCCGTCAGTGACATGGTCAAGCAGGCCAACGAGCTCGACAAGGCCCTGTCAGACGGCAACCTCAACAAGATCGACGTCAAGGCCCGCCTGGAGCGGGTCGCCAAGTCGGTGGGCCTGGGAGGCAAGGCCACCTACACCGTCGACACCGGCAAGAACGTCGTCATCACCGTCAACATGCAGGTGGTGATGAGCGCAGGCGAGGTGGAGAAGGCCATCATCTTCAACAAGAACTCCATCATCACCGACCGCCTCAACTTCGCCACCCAGCGCACCAACCCGCCGGGCTCCGACATCATCTCTCGCGATGTTGAGCCGATGTTCCCGCTGCAGGAACGCGGCAAGTGAGGTAGAGTCTTCCGCATGGCGAAGGTAACATCAGTCCCTCACAGCCGCAAGGACTTCCTGCGACAGCTCTACGAGAACGACAAGTACAAGCAGGCCTTGGCCAAGGCTCGAACGCCGGAGGAGCGACGCATGATCGCTGCTACCGTCACCGAGTTCGTCAGCAGCTGGGCCGACATCCTGGCCCCCATCATCGACCAGGCCCAGAAGGATCCTGCCTTCCGGGAACGCCTGGGCCGGGCCGTCAATGAGCGGCGCGGGGTAGTTACCGGCAGCGAGCCCGCGTCGTCGGGCTCGCTGGGGTGACGAATGGGAGCGGGACAGCCGATCGACACAGGTCCGGGCGGGTTCGACGTAGGCGGCCAGACGTACACTTACGACGTCGGGGTGCCGGAAGCAGAGGGCGGCGCCCAGGGTCCCTACAAGGAGGGAGTCGACGTCTCGGCGGGCTACGTCGACGGCAGCGGGCAGCCCAAGGACCTGACGACCAAGACGAAGACGACACTTGCTCAGTACCTCAGCGGGTTGACGCAGGGCAAGGGGACCAACACTCCCGTCGCCAACGCGTACCCGGTCGACGCCGGCTACAAGGCAGAGTCGACCACGACCAAAACGGGCAACCCGGCCCTGCAGACCCCGGGAGCCGCGGGAGTCGACAACAGCAAGGCCTTCGTCACCGACGAGCAGTACCTCAGTGCCCTGAGCGACAGCTTTTCCAAGCTGGCGGGCTTCCGGAAGGGCAAGGGCGACCAAGGCAAGACAGACGGCAACGACCTGCTGCCGGGCGTGCCAGGCACGGTCGACCTCTCGGCGCACGACGGCAGCCTGGTCGGATCAGGGCCGTCGACGAGGCCGCGGCCGGTCGTCGGCCACCCAGACACCTCGAAGGTCGTCTCGCCCTACGTGTCGGCCGTCATGACGCGCAACCGGTTCACTGACGCTGCCAGCGCGTTCTTGCCGGCGACGGGGGCCCCCTCAGGAAACTCTGGGTTCAACCCAACCCTGCCCCAGCAGACCAAGCTGGGCTCCTACGATCCTCGGGCCAAGGGCGTCAACTTCGAGCAGCTGGCCACCATCGGCCCGCTGCTGACCCTGCGGGCGGGCAGGGAGCTGGGCGCCTCCAGCCCGAAGACGGATCCCAACTCGGGCCTAGAACAGGCCGCGGCCGGCCTGCTGCCCGGCGTGGCCCAGCTGGGCGTCACCACCGTCGATCCGGCCTCGATGTACGCCTCTGACGTCCTGGCGGGCGGGCTGACGGACGACACGCTGAACGGCTCGTTCGTCATTAGCCCGGGCACCGACTCGTGGGGCGCCCTCAACAATGCCAACGATCCGTTCTCGGGCCTGGACGCCCTGGGCATGTCGATCCTGTCGATCGCACTGGTGGGGGCCCTCGAGCTGCTGGTCGACGGGCTCAGCGCCCTGCTGGGACTCATCACCTCGCAGTCAAAGAAGCCCAACCACGACCCACAAGGCAGGTACAGCCTGGGCGAGTACTACTCCGGGGAGAAGCAGGCCCACAAGGCTGCGGCAGGCGGCATCGGCGGTGCCATCGCCGCCTTCCAGGGAGGCGCCCTCAACTTCGGGGCCCTGCTGGGCATCCAGCCCACCAACTACCCGTTCAGCCAGTGCCTGTCGGTGGGGGCCAATGCCTTCTTCGGCCTGCCACAGGACGCTGGCATCGGCGGCCAGCTGCTGGGCGTCCTGGCCTCCAGCATCGACAGCCCGGGCTTCAACGTCGTCGTCATCCGCTGCATCCTGAGGGGCGGCATTGCCATCGTCGACCAGGCCAAGAAGATCGGCGGCAACCCGATGAACGCCATCAACCAGATCCTGGCCTTGATGGACACCATCCGGGAGTCGAAGGTGATCGCCGCCTTCAATGTCTTCGCCATGCTGGGCGACGCCATCCTGGTGCTGCCCAAGGACTGGGTCGATCCGGACGCCTTGGGCGGCGTCAAGGTGTCGCAGCAGGACAATATCGACAATGCCTTGTCAGACGGCGTCAACAAGAGCCGGCTGAAGGGCAGCCTGAAGCTGGCCTGGGCCTCCAACCGGTCGCCGGCGCAGCTGCTGCTGCCCAGCAACATCCTGGGCCCGGCCCTGGTGGCGACTGGTCTGGGACAGTTCGACCCCATGCTGGGCTCCCAGAGCGACCCGCTGTCGAACGTCAGGTCGAAGGTCGTCCAGTCGACACCGCGCCTCGACGCCGACACGGCGGCGGCCTTCGAGGCGCAGCTGGACTCTGAGTACGTGCCCTTCTACTTCCATGACCTCCGGACCAACGAGATGGTCGCCTTCCACGCCTTCCTGGCCTCACTGACGGACGACTTTGCGGCCTCCTACGAGAAGACTGACGGCTACGGCCGGGTGGAGCCCGTCAGGACGTACCGCGGCACCGAGCGAAGGATCGGCATGTCGTTCTACGTGGTCGCCACGTCGATGCAGGACTTCGACGAGATGTGGGTCAAGATCAACAAGCTGGTCACCCTGCTCTACCCGCAGTTCACGCAGGGCATCACCCTGGCCTCGGCCGACGGGACCAGCTACAAGTTCACCCAGCCCTTCAGCCAGCTGATCGGAGCCTCGCCGCTGATCCGCCTGCGGTTGGGCGACCTGCTGAAGACCAACTACTCGCGCTTCGGCCTGGCCCGCCTGTTCGGCCTGGGCAACGACGGCTTCGCGGTCAACGGCCAGACGGACGACACCCCCGTCCTGAGCGACGATGACATGCAGAAGTACACTCAGGGCCTGCAGCAGGCCTTCGGCAGTCCCAACGGTGAGACGTACATCGTGGCTCCCGGGGTCTATCCGTACATCGACGACCAAGGCAAGCCCTTCCCGGGCCCGCCGGTGCCTGCCTTGGGCAGCTCGTCCGGGCCCAAGTTCGCCCCGCAGTTCTCGCCTCAGGCCGCCCCCGCGGGACTGTTGACAGTGAAGGCCAAGAGCGTTGACCCCAACTCCCCGTCCGACTCGGCCGCGATCAAGGCAGGCACCACGCAGCTGGTGTGCGAGGTCCAGCTCAACGACGACCCAGCCTTCGCTGCGGCCTACTCCGGGATGACGGCGGCCGCGACGTTCCAGTTTGGCGATCCCAGCAAGCCGCTGCAGAACGTCATCGGTGGCACCTACTCGATCCCGATCGCTTCGCTGACGCCGACTCCCAAGACCAAGAACGACGTCCTGCAGAACGTCACCAACACCAGCGGCGGCTCGAGCTTCGCCACTGAGGTCGGCAACTTTCTGCTGGTCGACGGCAGCAACGCCAACGCCCTGGCCAAGTCGTTCAAGGACACCGGAGGCAAGGGCCTGGCGGGCTTCATCGAGACGATGAACTTCGACTGGTACGACCGGGTCACCTGGGAGACGACGCTTGGCCGGACGGCTCCCAAGATGTGCAAGGTCACCATCTCCTTCAGCCCGGTCCACGACATCACCCCGGGCCTGGATCACAACGGCTTCAATAGGGCACCCGTCTACCCTGTGGGCCTGCTGGGCCAGCAGTATGATGCCTCGACCACGGGCGCCGGAGGGACCACCTGATGGCCTTCTCAAGGTACTCTCGCTCCCCCATCCTGGCCTTCGGCAGCCAGTTCGGCACCAGCCGGGCCCGGGAAGCGATCCAGCTGGCTGTCAAGAACGGTCAGCTGCTCGTCAAGCCCATCGTCGTCAGGGGCCGCGAGCGGCTCGACACCATGGCCGGCGTGCTATACGGCGACGGCCGCTACTGGTGGGTGCTGGCCGCTGCCAGCAACGTGGGCTGGGGCCTGCAGGTGCCTCCTGGCACCGTCATCAACGTCGTCGACCTGGCCGCCGTGGCGGCCCTGGTGGGGTGAGGGCTCGTGGCGCAGGCAGACTTCAGCAAGATCGAGTACCTCTTCGAGATGTTCCAGCCGGCCGACCTGGTCGGCACCGTCCAGCCCCAGCTGGGCGGACCGCTGACGAAGGTCGACAATGCCTTCGCCCAGCTGCTGCGCCTGCTGGAGAACAACGGCCGCGGCGTGCTGGCGATCGACACCCTGGTCTCCAAGGTCAACGACCTGAAGGCCAAGTCGGCCGACCTGGGAGGCGTCGACCTGTCGAAGTACCTGACGATCTGGACCGACACTGGCGTCCCCGACCTGGGCCCGGGCACGGCCAAGGCCAAGATCGCCTCAGGCCAGCCCGACCCGGTCAACAGCCTCAAGGAGGTCCTGGGCAAGGACTTCCAGTTCCCATCGGGGGCTGCACAGCCGCCCAAGGTCTCCGTCGTCCTGAGCCGGTCGCCCTTCTTCAGCCCGACGACCCGGAACACCAAGCGGGCCGAGGTCTTCCTCAACTCCATGCCCAACACGGTGCTGAGCCAGCTGGTGCCGCTGATGCAGGTGGAGTTCGACTTCAAGCGCAGCGCGGCCGACGCGCTGCAGTCCCCCTCGCTGCTGCGCTTCCTGCTGGGAGGCACCAAATTGTCTGCTATGGGCGCCAGCACCACTGCGCAGGTGGAGGGCAACCAGTTCGTCGACCTGGCCGCCGCCTCGCCCACTGAGCTGGACCACGCCGGCATGGAACTGTTCACCTCGCCCCAGACGCTGGTCAACCCACAACCCAACAGGGACGTGGGGTCCAACGGGGTCAGGTACACCGACGTGCTGGACCCGTTCCGGCCCTTCCTGTCGCTGGACCACGTCACCATCACCTCGAAGCCCTCGGGCGCGGGCTTCTTCTGCTACAAACAGGCCAACATGTCGCTGAAGCTGCACGACAGGTCAAGGCTCGCTGAGATCTCTGACCTGATCCGCGTCAACGTCTACCAGGGCGTCACCCTGTGGCTGACCTACGGGTGGCGGGCCCCGGTCAGGGCGGGCCAGAACCTGTACTTCGACTACGTCAACAACAACCTGCTGATGCGGGAGCCCTACTTCATCAAGAACTCCAGCTTCACCTTCGACCAGAACGGCACCGTCACCATCAACCTGGAGCTGTTCACCAAGGGCGTCAGCGAGGTTCGGGACCTGAAGATCACCGACCAGTACGGCGACATGGGCTTCGTGACGGGAGAGGTCAAGCAGCTGATCGAGCAGATCTCGAGGTACCGCCGGCAGCTGCGGCTCGACACTCCGACGGGCCTCAACAAGGAGATCCGGGCCTACCAGATCCTGGACGCGGCCGAAGTGGGTGAGTTCCCCAACCTGAAGCCCGACGACATCCAGAAGAACATCGCCGCCCTGAAGAAGGGCCTGGCCTCCAAGAAGGACGTCGACAAGGACGCCCTCAGCGGGCTCATCACCTCGCTGCAGCAGCTCTACAAGGCCGACGGTGACAAGACCAAGTTCGTCTACAAGGAGCGCTACGACAAGACGGTGACCAAGACCGTCGGCGAGATGTTCGAAGAGGTCCGCAGCGGGCCCGACCCGTTCCTGCCCGCTGCCGGCAAGGGCCTGGGCGAGGAGATCACGCAGGTCTGCGACTCGGCCAACAAGGGCAGCAAGCAGAAGAAGGTGGTCTCCTTCGGCAAGCTGTTCAGCGTCTTCGCCCTCCGCGGGATGAGCTCGCTGCACACTGCCTTCGACGAAGTCCAGGTCTTCTTCTACAACCTCAACGAGCAGGCAGGGCCCGTCTCCAACCACTGCGTGGCCGAGTTCCCCATTAGGCTGGACGACTTCGTCTCGCAGTTCACCGACATGGTCAAGGAACGCGGCAGCGACCGCGTCAAGCTGGAGGACTTCATGGCCCTGGTCGTCGACGCCCAGTTCACCGACCCACGGGCCATCGGCTACGGCTTCAGCGACCTGTACCAGCCTTGGAAGAAAGGCGACGACCCGCAGCTGAAGAAGGGCCAGGACGTGGAGTCGCAGTTCGAGAGCCGGCACGCTGAGTACGTCAAGAAGTACGGGCCCTTCCGCCAGCCGCAGATCGAGATGTACATCGAGATGTCGCACGAGAAGGTGGGCGACGATGGCGACAATGACATCCTGCAGCTGATGAGCTACTCGGCAGTCGACGCCGCCTCACAGCCCATTCGCACGGCGCAGGGTAAGGCGACCCGCAAGATCATGCGGTTCCACGTCTACGACAAGCAGACGTCGCCCTACCGGACTGCCACCGCCCTGCTGCGCAGTGAGGACAACGATGGCCTCATCATGCTCAACCAGAACGTCGACGCCTACGCGCAGACCTACCACGCTCCTGCGGGAGCGAGCCTGCAGGCCATCACGGCGGCGACCAAGGCCCAGTTTGACGAGGACGTCAAGTCAGGCCGCATCAAGGTGACGCAGCTGACGCCCTTCGGCAGCAACCAGCAGATCAAGGACGTGGTCGGCAAGACGGTGCCCACCATCCGCTTCGGGGCCAACGGTTCCACCATCACCTCGGTCAACGTCACCTCCAAGGCTAACCCGCTGGTGGGCACCCGTAACCTGCTGAACTCGCAGGCCAAGCGCAACACTGCACATCCCAACGGGTCGGGTGACCTTGGCATCCCGCTGCGCGTCATCCCAGCCCAGCTGACCATGACGACGAAGGGCTGCCCGTTGGCCACCATGGCCCAGCAGTACTTCATCGACTTTCAGACCGGGACCACCCTCGACAACCTCTACATCCTGACGCACCTGTCCCACAACTTCAGCCCGGGCAAGTTCGAGACCCAGTGGACCTTCGCCTACTCAGACGGCTACGGCGTCTTCGAGGGCGCGCCCAACGTGGTCGACCAGCTGAGCCAGCTGTCGGCCAACATGGCCGCGACCACCTGAGGTGTAGAACCCGCCCGTCGGGCCTTACGATGGACCGTGCCCAGATTCTGCCTCGATCGCCGGCTGCTCGGCACCAAGGAACACCTGGCCTGCGACGAGGGCTCGTACCGGTGGGCGGCACGGGTCCCTGAGGGCTTCTGGCACCTGTCAGGCCAGGCCAAAGAAGACAGCGACTGGTGCCTCGACACAGCCTTGAGGCTGAGCGGGCAGGCGATCGACCTGCAGCCGCCTGCGGCCTTCGTCAGGCAGATGTCTCTGCTGTCGAGCTCGCTGGGGACGCAGCCAGTCCCGTGGCAGCGGGTGATGCCGCGCGGGGCCCACCTGGCCTTCACAAAAAGGCTGGCAGGTGAGGTGGCTGTAGCCATGGCAGCCGCCCCGCTCGATTATTATAGGGCCGTCTGGGTGCCCGGAAACGGCATCTTCCGGTCACTGCACAGGTGCCGGGTGGACGCAGAGGCCTGGCAGCGGCTCGTCGAGGCCGCGGAGGGCAACGTGGCGGCGACCCGATCCTTCCAGCCCGACGAAGAGGGGCTAGCCCGCGAGGTGGAGTACGACAGGTTCCGGACCCTGACCGGGCGGCTGACCGTCAGGAGTGGCCCGCAGATCCTGACCCTGAAGAAGAAGCACCGCAGCATCCTGCGGTCAGTGCACGGCGACCGGGGCCGGGTGGTCGCTCTCGACTTCGCGGCCCTGGAGGCCCGCATCCTGCTGTACGAGCACGGGAGGCGGTGTGAGGAGGCCGACCTCTACGGGACGATCGCCCGAGAGATGGGCCACGATCGGAACTCAGTCAAGGCCGCAGTCCTCAGCACCCTGTACGGCAGCAGCAAGTGGGCCCTGGGCGCCCGGCTCGGGATCTCGGGGGCCGAGCTCGATGCCTTTGTCAAGAAGGTGGGGGCCTACTTCAGCACCGACGAGCTGCTGGCCCGCGTGAAGGCCCAGTTCGTGGCGACCGGCAGGATCACCAACCGGTACGGTCGCCCGGTCGAAGTGGACGAGCCCCTCGACCACATCTTCATCGCCTACTACGGGCAGTCCACCGGCGTCGACGTGACGATGCTGGGCTTCCGGCAGGTGGTCGACCGGCTGGCCGCAGAGGCTCCTCGGGTCCGGCCCATCTTCCTGCTGCACGATGCGATCCTGCTGGACGTCTTGGACGAGGACCTGCCCACGGTGGAGGCGATCACCCACGTCAAGGTTCCCGGCTACGTGCAGAAGTTCAACCTCCGCCTGGAGAGGATGGGCGGTTGAACAGCGGCCCGGGGCAAGGGTACTGTCCTGGCATGGATGAGACTGTTGAGGTCACAGTGCTAGCAAACTGTGGACCGGCCGGGGACAGGTACCGCGTCTTCGAGGTGGAGTACCCGGAAGAAGGCTACGTTGGCGACTTCGATCACCATCCGACCGAGGTCGAACTCAAGGAGCTCTGCGAGAGCTACGTGGAGAAGAAGCCGTGTCGCTGACGCCGGAAGAGATCGAGAAGAACTGGATCAAGTTCCTGGGACTGTGCGGTAAGCTGGGCGACCGGACGCCGGCGGTCGAGAAGATGCTGTCAGAGATGGACGAGCGCCTGGCCACGTGCCCGGCCTCGGCCAAGACCGACTACCACGGGGCCTTCCCGGGCGGCCTGGTCGACCACAGCCTGCGGGTGCTCAATCGCCTGGTCGCCCTCAATGGAGCATTCGGCTGGGGCCTGCCCAAGCAGAGCATGATCCTGTCGGCCCTGTTCCACGACGTGGGCAAGGTGGGCCTGCCTGGCAAGGAGCGCTCCCACGACTTCTACGTGGAGCAGCCCGACGACTGGAAGCGCAAGCGGGGCGAGGTCTACGCCTACAACAACGACCTGCAGTACCTGACCACCCCTGACCGCAGCGTCTTCATCATGCAGCACTACGGCGTCAAGCTGACGGCCGACGAGTGGCTGGCCATCCGCTGCAACGACGGCTTCGTCTGGGAGCCCAACAAGGCCTACTGCCTCAAGGTCAGCCCACTCGTCTACGGCCTGATGACGGCCGACTACGTGGCCACCATGGACGAGAAGAGCTCCAACGTGTGGCCTGTGGAGAAGACGTGATGAACTTCGCAGAAGGCGACATCTTTCCGGTGTGGACGGTGCACCGCAACAACGACGACCGGGCCAGCGGGTCGCCCACCGAGATCTGCACCACGTCGGCGCTGGCGCAGCAGATCGCTCACCGCAGCGGCAACTGGGGCGGTGACGCTCCGACCGAACAGAGGTGGGCGATCCTGGCACGAGGCAAGGCGTACCTGCTCGTCGACGACGAGCCCATCCGGCTGGTCTCCACCCTGGAGGAGGCCCGGCTCGGGCAGCGGGAGCTGCTGAAGAAGCAGGGGCTCGCCAAGCTCTCGGCAGACGAGCGCGAGGCCCTCGGGCTGCGCTGAAGCGTCACTTTTCCTCACCTGGGCCGCGCTGCGGCATACTTACTGCCATGAGCGAGCAGTTGCTCGTGCAGTACTTGAGGCTAGCGGTGCGAGAGTCGCAGGCGCGGGTTCCCAACCAGCTCCTGCCGGCGGACGGCGGCGAAGAGGCAGACGGCGAGTCCGAAGAGGGCGTCAACGAGTTCAGCGGCATCGGAGGCGGTGGACTGATGGGATACTCGGAACCCTTGGGCGGGCAGCGGAAGCAAGAACGGAAGTAGCAGAAGGGCGCAGCAGGCAGTACGCGGCTGCGCCTTTTTGTCTGCAGCGATTGAACTTCGGAAGTTCTGGAGATAGGATCTGAGCCAAGTCGCAATCCTGCGGTGAGGACGATTCTGACTCCGAGTGGGAAAGAGGACAGAGGAACATGGCGACTGAGGCGAAGTTCGAACCAGGCGACTTGGTGTACCATATTGCCGATCCGAAGAAAACGCGTCGAGCCGTCGAAGAGCTCGAGTACGTCACCATTGCAGGTGAGAAGTCACGAACAGGTAGGGTATTGATCACCTGGTTCGATGAGCGCGGAATCCCTCAGGACGAGGTGTTTCAAGAGACGTCTCTCGAGCGTGCGTAGTGATCGTCTACTGCTTCACGAACGTGGCGAACGGTAAGCTATACGTGGGCATCACGGAGCAGGAGCTCGCCGCGCGTTGGTGCAAGCACGTGGCTGCGGCCCACAATGGTTCCGAGTACCACTTCCACCGGGCGATCAGGAAGCACGGTGACGTTCAGTTTGAAGGCGCTGTCCTCGAGGAGTGTGCCTCGATCGACGAGATGAAGGCTGCAGAGCGTCGCTGGATCTGGCTGCTGGCGTCGAACCACGCCGAGTGTGGCTATAACATGACGCTGGGCGGCGACGGTGTCTTCGGCATGAAGATGTCTGAAGAGTCAAGGAAGAAAATGCGCCTGGCTAAACTGGGCACGAAACTGACGCCTGAGCATCGTCAGAGGATCAGCGAAGCAGCCAAACGACGATACAGGGACCCTGAGGCGCGAAAATGCACGAGTGAGGCATTGCTTCAGCCTGACGTGCGACAGAGGATGTCGGAAAACGGGAAAGGGAAGAACGTGGGTCGAGTCGTCAGTGCAGAGACTCGACAAAAGATCAGTGAAACTCACAAGCGTCGAAGGTTGAACAAAGAGCAGATTGAAGGTACGATCTGAACGTTCGCAGTGACGTTAGATCGAACTGAGGAACAAGGAAAGAGGGTACAGGAATGGCCGTGAATTTGGACGCAATCAGGAAGCGCGTGCAGGAGATGTCCGGGCAGCGGAGGGTCTCGTCGGTCCAGCTGTGGAAGCCGGGCCCGGGCGAGTACAAGGCACGCATCGTCCCGTGGAAGCCCTCGCAGGTGGTCGAGGGGATGCCCTTCATCGAGCGCCGCTTCTACTACCTGGGCAGCAACTCTCGATTCCTGTGCCCGTCGCAGTTCGGCAAGCCGGACCCGGTCTACGACCTGATCCGCAAGTGCTACCAGTCGAAGAACCCGGACGACCGGGAGCTGGCCAAGAAGCTGAAGTCGAAGCTGCAGGCCTACGCGGCGTTGGTG